AAATCCCAGACAAACTCACTAGAGCTCCGTTTGACAGCAATTTGCTAGCAACACTCCCCGTGCTGCGCGACTGATGATGTTTCGCGTGAACTCACACGCGCGTTAGAAGGAAAGCGTGCACTCACTGACAGTGCGTGATCTTGTACGACTTGTGCTGGTACTGGTAGTAACCTCGTTGCGCTCAGGCGGTGCTCGGGCCTGATGCCACGCCACCGTAGTGGCGGTCTCACCGCTTGGGTGAGTGTTGCGGTCCCGTGGGACCGGCTCTCTCTACGGGGTGCAAGAGAGCCACAGAGTCGGATCCCCGGGGCCTAGGGACTTTGAAACTGTGTCGCCACCATCGGGTTGTTGGTGGCCGCTGATTCCCGCTTGCTTCACTGAAACGACTTCGGCAAATGTCTTGCCGTCGTGTTCAGCACAACCAGACATGACGCCTCCGAAGGCGAGATGTTGGACTTTACTAACGCGGGACACCTCATCTACAATAGGTGGATCGGTCGGGGGTTGAGGCGCCGACGTCGTATCCGCGGGTGCCGTCTGGGGTCGGGTAGGTGGCGTCCAAACCTTCGGGATCTTGCCCTTGGATTGTTTTCCACCCCCTTTGCCTTTTGACTCAGCACGAGCAGGCGACCTGCCGGCATTCTGGCTCACAGGAGAAGTGTGGCTCAAGCACTTCCCACTGGTCTTACCAGCCTTCCCTTTCCCTGCACTCTTCCCTTGATGAGGGGTGCCGTTTCCATTGATCGGGCTACTTACAGAGGGCTGCCTGATTTCCCTCTGCTCGCTGCACGTAAGAGCATCCGTCGCCGGCTTGCACGCACTCTTGTGGTTGGAGCACTTCACATTCGGGCACGCTCCGGCACGCGGCTTGTGAACAAACCGTGTGTCGTGTTTGTGCGAATGAGAATACTCCTCGCCACACACGGGACAAACGTGTGAGTGAGTGTAGTCTAATGGCGTGGATGGCCCCATCACGTCCGCTTCAGCTGCGGCCGCTTCGACTTCGAATGCCGGGTGCACGTGTGCACTAGAACCCGGTGATACCTTGTTGCCGTGCATAGTCACATGTCCAGGACTATTTGTTGGAAACGACGTAGTGGCTTGCAATTTTGCACTGCCGCCAAACACGCCGGGATTGAAAATCCCGTCGTTCATCACTTCCTTTATGCAGCCAGCAATGAGCTTTGGGGCATACTCATCTTGTATGAGTGCCGCGGTTCGGAACTGGAGATCTGTCAGTCTATCGGCAGTGAGCAGTGAGGATGGCTGTGTTCTGGAATAATCCACGCAGTACTGTTTGCACTGCAAATTGCCACATGTGTGCTCTCTGACGAAAACTAGTTCTGAAGGAGACACGTATAATGCTCCCTCTTCCTCCAGCGCCCGGATCGCGGCTTGCTCAAACGTTTCGTCTTTCTCCAGCTTGCCTGCTGGGACGGTGAGCATGCCGGCTCGTGGTTTGCCATGCGGTTCAAAGCCGCAGAGAACTGCCGTTCCCTGGTAGACGATGACCGATGCTGCTTGCACGGTTACTTTGGTAGCACCATCAGACACGCTCTCCTCGTGTCCTCCGGGCCGCGTCCCAGCACTCATATCGGGGGAGACACCCTCTCCCTTTACAAGCTGACGCTTCAGTTGGTCTACTAGCTCTCGCTTAAAACCTAGACCAACGGCGACGTTTGCTCCGATTGGGAATGAATTGAGCAGCACGTCGGGGTGGGCGCACAAGTCGTCGGTAAGCTCCAGCACGGACCACGCGTAGTCCGCAGCGTACCATTCGGCTTTGAGCGTCCGAATTTGCGTGTCAGATAATGAAGCCATTTTATTGAAATGAGTTGCCTTAACCATGACCCATGCACTCACGTCATGGCTAGCGTTTTGTCTCACTTCTTCGAGGCAGTCAGACAATCGAATGTCGCCGTCTTCTTTGCCAAGGCGGTGCATGTCGTCGTCATACACGGTGCCGCGATCGCCTGCTTTGGCAAAGCAGTACTCGAACATGGCACGGTTTAAATGACGAGACACCATTGAATGCTTGAGAGAAAAAGATCGCTGCCACAGGTCAGTGGCAATCTCAGCATACTCCTTGGCGTTCGGTGTGTACGTTTGACATCCTTCCGCGAAGTGCTTGCCAGGAGTAACACGAATCTTGTGTGCGATGAGTCGCTGCGCGTTACGCGCGACTTTGGGCACAAAGAATTGCTTGTTCCTGGCTTCGATACACATGTTGGAAAGGCACTCCATGTCTACGCCTTCGCCCCACGCGCTGCACGGCTCCACGAGTTTGTAGTAAGCTTCATACGCTCGTATGAACTCTTCCTCGCTTGCGTACATGTCATGAGGGATGGCGAGAGTGCAATCGTCTCCGTCACCGATGTTGTTGTCGTAACGCGGATCCTCAGGGAAATATTCGGCT